ACGATTCAATATAAGTTCCGTATACAAAAATTCTGTTGCAATAGTTCTCAACATTTCTTTCAACCTGCTTAATTAAATCCTTAATGAGTGCTTCTTTAGACGTGTCAATAGCCATCACCAAATGTTCTTTAACTTTATCAACTGTCGTAAGCATTGTTTATCTCTTTTTTTTCTTTTTCAAAATCACTTGTTCCTCTGGAACTTCTATTTCCTCTGTTTCAATTTCAACCTTTTTATTTATCTCTTTTTTTTCATCAATATATATACCTGCTCCTGCTTTAACAATATCAGATGCTAATTTTTCATCTATATCAACAGTTGTATCAGGCTGAAATACACCAGCAGGGCCAGCGATAAGTTTTAATATTTTTATTTTCATAACTTGCTATCACACCTCCTTTTAATTCAGCAATGTTAATATTTCTATTTTCTTACAGCGATAATTTTAAGAACTGCAGAATCAGGGTTTACAATTTCATTGGCTGTATTTAACAACCTAACAGAAATATTATTTGCTGATGATACATACGCAGAAACAATAGCGACATTGTTTGCAATAGGCGCAGAGTTTATAAAAACTACGTCATCTGTTGAAACACCAGTGCACACGAATGTTGCATCTGATAAGCACGGACCAGTATCAATCGCAGTGAAGTCAACTGTCTTCTCATATAAAGCAATTTTTGACACATCAATATTTATCTCTTTACCATTCATCTGCAATTTACTTCCGTTTTCAAAATTAACAACACCGCCACTTTTTACTGATACCTTTCCCTGATTGCTTATAACAAGTTCATTCCCTTTTTTCTGAAAATAGATTTTTGTTTGATAATATGCGCCACCAAAAATCATCACAACAAAAATCCCTAATGCTAAAAAAATCCATTTCTTTTTCATTTTTGTCTCCTTATAATTTTAAGTTGCTGATACTTCATCTGGCGATATTAAAAGAATTTTATCTGCTACTGTATCACCCTTTGTAGTCGGATATACTCTTCCAGAATACTTTATAGCAATAGCATCGTCAATTATACAACCAGTCGAAGGAGAACCTTCTGTTCTATCAACAACTAACTTTACATATCTTTTTTTAGGTTTCTTCACATCAATAATAACAACCTTGTCGCTGTCTGTTGCAGCCAGTTGTATGCTTCCTTCAACTGTGTTCATTTCACTACCATTCGCATTGTTTCCCTGTTTCACTGTTATGACAGGAGTTCCGTCCGTAATCTTACCGAAGGAAACAATAAAGCATACACCAACTGCACCGTCAACATCAACAATATCTGATTCAACAGACGTTGTTCCTTCAGCCTGTGCTTTCAATACTCTTTCAACAATGATTTCGCTCTCCATTTTTTAATCTCCTTTTTTTATTAAACAATTTCCGTTAATTTACCTCTAACAAATGCTTCTGCCAGAACTGGCATTCCATCGCCCTCATATCTTCCAATAAAGCCAGTCTGATTTTTTTCAGCATACAACTCAATCAATCTCTGAATAGTAAATCCAAGTGCGTCCACTATCCAATAGAATGATAGGTCTCCATACAAGCATACATAAGAGTTTTCAGTCAAAGAGTTCGGCGCATATTCTGATACAATAATCGGAGAATCAAGAAGCGTATCAGGCTGTGTCGCAGTCAAGCCAGGCTGCCATACATACGTTCCAAGCCCAGTTTTAAGTTTTCTTATCTGCGATACTACATCACGATGCATAACCCATACTGCTCTTTTCCAGTATGCGCTTTTTAATGCATACTTTACGTCGATTAGTCCATCAGCAGAAATGTAAATTGAGTTTCCTTCATTTTCTTTCATACCGCAATTAACATCTCTATCTGTCGGAATACCGTCAGCAGATGCAGTAAATAGTCCGAGAGGTTTCAAATTACCATCGCCTGTCATATATGCTTTTTCCAGAGTAACTCCGAACTTGTATTCTAATCTCTGTCTAATCAACGTCTCTGGGTCAATAGCAGATATACGAAGCAATTTGTTTGATACCTTAACTCTTTTTGCAAGAGGATTAGGCTTCAACTCTCTCTTTCCTATTTTCAGTCCTGTATCTTCATTACCTGTAGCAAGTTCAGTTGTCCAATCTGCATCATCAACATCACTATCCATCGTCGGAACTCCAAGGCTTTCCGACTGTGTCAACTGATATATAGTTGCATATTTTCTGACGTATACTGCGTTGTCAATTCCCTTCAACAGTTCAGCAATAAACTGTTGCGGTGCAATCATATATCCGCCGAGAATCGGATCATCAGCCTGTAGAGCCCGAACCTCATCAGAAGAAAGAGAAGTTATACCAGAGACAAGATACTTTCTAAATGTGCTTCTATATTCATCGCTTGCTCTAAAATCTTTTTTATCAGCGACTGGTAAATTATCTTTACCCGCAACAGGAACACTCTGTGTCTCTGTTATTTTCTCTATTTCACGCATACGCTCTTCTTTCTCAATACGTTTTCCTATTGCATCAATTTCCATATCAATCTTATTATATTTTTCCTCCTCTTCTGCTGTCATTCCTCTTTTTTCCTTATCTGCTTTATCCAGAATTTCCCTTGCCTGCTTTACTAATGCTACCCTTTGTTTTTTTGCTTCCAGAATATTATAAATATTCTCTGACATTTTTCCTCCTTTAAGATTTTTCAATTAAATCAAGTTTTTTTCTTAACAGAGAAATTTTACTGTTCTCCTGAACTGGTAAAATTCCCCGTAAAATTGTTATAACTTCTTCTATGTATTTCCTATCACTACCAGTATTTTTTATTGCTTTAACTAATCTTTCAAAATCAATTCCACAAGAAGACAAAATATCACGAACAGAAACATCAGTCTGTGGATATGCAGGAAATGTAACTGGTGATACGTCAAATAATTGAACGTCAATCAATGTCCTAATTGTTTCTCCATTTTCTTCTGTCCATTTTTCATCTCTTGTTATAAATCCGAACGACATCTGGTCTACATCTCCTCGTTTAATGCTCTCGATTAAATCATTCGCATATGTCGTGTCAGGTGGATCAATCTCAATCCTTAATCCTATTTCGTCCTCTTGTAATTTTAAAGTGCCTGATTTATTGCGTCCTAACACATAATCCGCATTATGATTCCATAAAGCCTTGATATCATCCTCAATAATTGTTTTTGAAAAAGCACCTTGATTTATTTTTTCCCGAAATCCCCGCATAGGTAAAGATGGTTTATTGAATACTGCTGCGTGTCCTACAATCTTTGGTCTGTTGTCATCTCTATGTGCAACAATCATTTCTGATGTAAATGCTCTTCTTTCAATATCGTGTTTATCGCTTTTTAGTTCAGGCGGAGTATAATCTGCATCTTTCAAATGCGTTGATAAATGCGAATATACTTCCTTAACATCGCTATCTGGAATATCAGCACCGCCTCCATTCAAAACTGAAATGCCTGCAATGCATCCTCTTAAATTCGCATCTCCAATATTTCCATCTGTGTCGACCTGATGATGAGGAAACTTATATGAATTTTTCGCAGATAAATTTCCTTCAGGGTCAAACCAAGCAAACATTTTTTTATAGTAGTCAGCATCCTGGTCCGACTTTAATCTTGCAATCATTCCTGGACCATCCCATTTTTCATCAACAACTTTCGTGTGATGTGATGCAATTGCGGTTCTTAATTCATCTTTTTGATTTTTCATGCTGTTCTCCTATTTCAATAATTGCTCTTATTCTTTTTGCTCCTATAAATAGAGACACCAAGTGAACTATTTTTCAAAAAAACGGTTCTACGATACAACAACAAAACTTTACCAACGGCGGATGGTTAATATCACGCCAAAGTTTTAATTCTTTTCCTTCAATCTCTATTATGTCTCCTTTTTTGTGAAAAACAGAGTCAATAGGAATTACCTTTCCATCTAAATTTTTACAAAAAGGACTTTCATGTTCCCCGCATACCCATTTTTTTAATTTTATTCCAGCATTTTTCCAGATAAACAACGAAACTGCATTGTTTATCCTATATACGAGATGTTCCTTTACTTTTTCTGTCTTATTTTGTTTCCATTCAATGAAAACTCTTTCTAATTCTGAAATTATATCTTTCTCATCTGTTTTTAACAGTAAATTTTTAAGATATTTCTTTGCAGAGAAACAATACTCTGCTGTGAATGTTGCAAGAATTGATGATATAAAAGACGAAACATCTGTAACATCTGCATTAATCATATCAGCCGCAGTTCTTGCAGATTGCTCACCGAAATATGAAAAAACACTGTTAGCAGTTTTAATCACGTATTCAGTATGTTCAGCATCATAAAATGTATCAATAAATGATGATATTAATGTTTTTTCGCCAACTTTTTTTGCATATCGCATAATATCTGCTTCTTCTCTTTTGATAATTCTCTTGATAACATCTATAAAAAGAGGGGATACTGATGAAATTAATCTGCGTCTTTCATTATTGCTTACATTAATATCATCACTTCTATTCTCTTTTTCTAATGATATAGATGCGCCTTCATCGCTGACTTTTGGTAAATTCTTCGGTGCAGGCATCATGTTAAGAGGTATAAGGTATGAATCGCCTCTTCCGTCTGATATCGGATTCATATCTTCTAATTCTCTAATATCATCAGCAGAAAGCCATCCCCATTGCCGTCCGATTGAATAAGCCCTATATCTGCTTTCTGTATCTCCACGCAATAAACCGTCCAAAACAAATGCAGCAAAAAATTGATTTCTTTCAGAAGGTAGAAACAATTTACATAAAAGTTCCTGCTCCCATCTAACAGCCCACGGTCTGATACAATGAATTACAAATTCAATTGCCTGATTTTCAATATTTGAAAAAGTCGCTCGGTCTAATGACGCAATTAAATGAGGTGGAACTCTGAATATTCGTGCAATTTCTTCCACTTGAAATTTTCTACTTTCAATAAATTGTGCATCCTTTGCTGGAATAGCAATTGATTGCCACTTCATTCCTTCTTCAAGAATA